ATAATCCAGATAAAGTAAAACATTACAGTATGAAGGCCAATCTAAAAAGTAAGTACGGCCTTACAATAGAAGAGCGCCAAGACATAGAGAATGAACAAGGGGGCTGTTGCCCCATATGCCAGTGTAAATTAGAAACAGGCAGGCACACACACGTTGACCACAACCATGATACCGGTCAGGTGCGGGGGGTGCTGTGTCGCGAGTGTAACTTAGGCATAGCGGCCGCCCGAGAAAGCCCTGAAATTCTCGATCGTATGAAGGCGTATCTGGCCGCCCACAAATTTCTATGGGAGACGCAATAATGGATTTGGAGAGTTTATTGACCTCGCCCAACGGGTTTCGTTTAACCACGGCGACACCATTACAGCGCGCGATCTGCCGCGCATCTCAGGGTAAACCGACCGGCTTGTCTCCGGAGGACGCCCAACGACACTTTGGCATCGAGCCCACCCAACGCCCTTCAATGATGGTTCTAATCTGCGGGGTGAGAAGTGGTAAGTCTTTGATCGCCGGGGCGGCTGCCTTCTATTCCGCACTTACCGCCGACCTGTCGAAGCTCCCTTTACATGAAAGAAGCCGTGTGGTCGTTTGTGCCCCCACCGTCGCTAATTCTGAAACGACGTTTCGCTTGCTGACCGGGGCCGTCAACGCCGCCCCCGCCTTGAAAGCTTTGGTGGTTGGAGAACCCACGTCGGGTGAAATGACCGTGCGACGCGAGGATGGCCGCCACGTAGACATCCTCGTCGTAGCCGCACATCGCGGCGCCGTAGCTTTACGAGGTACCTGGCTCGCCGGGTATATACTCGAAGAAGTTGCGTTTTTTGGCGATAACGCCACGGGGTACATTGTAAACGGTGAGGAGCTGTTGCGTGCAGCCTCGACACGTTTGGTTCCGGGTGGCCAAGGTTTTATTATTTCGAGTCCTATGGGACCTTCTGGTTTATTGTACAATCTATGGCGAACGCATTTTGGTAAACCAGGAGAAGTGCTGGTTTGTCATGCCCCCACCATGGCAATGAATTCCGTTACCGTAAGTCCCGGGGTCATAGAAGAGCTGCGCCTCCGAGATCCCGATGCCGCGAGTCGCGAGTTTGACGCGGTGTGGGCAGATCAAGACACGGCGCTCATCCCCGCCGCGCACATAGATGCAGCCATGCGGTGCGAAGAAATCCTGCCTTATGTCGAAGGCCACACCTACACGGCGGCAATGGATCCGGCTACTCGGGGCAATGCCTGGACGTTGGTCGTTTGCTCTTTGTACCATGAAACCCCACATCAACGTATCGTCTTTGCCAAGGAGTGGATTGGCTCCAAGGTCAAGCCTCTATCACCCGACGCCGTATTGGCCGAGCAGGCACAGATCCTGCGCGACTACCATCTAGACCGCTGTGCCACCGATCAACATGCAGCCGATGCTAATAAAGACATCGCACGACGCCACAGGCTTTACTTGTACGATATCGCATCCACACGTGAGGAGAATATCGATTTGTTCACATCGCTCGCCACGAAGTTCGCTGATGGCGAGGTCGAGCTACCGCCCGACCACGTGCTGCGCAATGATCTGCTTGGCATCCGCAAGAAAGTATCCTCACGGGTTACTATCGTACTGCTCAAAACGCCCGACGGCCGACACTGCGACTACGCGCCGGCAATTGCGCGAGTGCTGTCCATGGGATGTCGACCCCCCACGACACCAAAGCCAAAGCTCGGGACGCCCGAACACGAGGCTATGCTACGAGCTGAGGAAAAAGCGGAGGCCCTCGCCTCAGCCCGCAAACACGCCCGCATGGAAGACAAAGAAGCAAATAAAGCAGCCAAAGCAAAAAACTGGTCGTATTTCGATCCCGAGTGATGTATACTACGTTCATGCCCAACCGTCTTACTCGACGCCGAGCGCTGGCGCAAGCGCCTCGGGCCATACGCATGCAGGCTCGAGCGAAGCGACAGGAATGGAAAGCGCCACACCCGCTAGAAGTAGTACAATATATGAATGCTGCGGCTTTCGAGGAATATGCCGCCGTGGATGATGATCACAAGGCGGCCATATACAATGCAACGAAGAATCTGCTAAAAAGGCGGAGGCGGGCACAATGCGTTTGACCTGGGTAAGATTTTCATCGCTGATGAAAATGGAGGACGGCACATCCACGGACGAAATCCGGATGGAGTCCGTGGGACCGATCGAGTTTAACGCTTCTGATCAGACAATTTCCTTCGGACATATGGTAGTGCCAATGTCGCAGATACGTTTCATGGTACGTATCACGGAGGCCGAGTGCCCCGAGTGCCACGAGACTTTCGCCAACACAACCGCCGCGGCGGCACATCGCCGCTTTTCACATGGGGTATTAGGTAAGCGAGCACAAGCTCAAAAGGATGCACAATGAGTGAGCGATTGGTTCCGACGAATGACTGGGTATTGCTTTCACCCGAAATCGAGCATGAGGAGGTCACCAAGGGCGGCCTGATCCTGCCTAAGGCGGGGCAAGAATACGAATCCCTCAAAACAGAAAAAGCCCGACGCGAGCACCGTCCCGATCGCGATATACAAAAGACCCAGTCGCGTGGCACCGGTCGTTATGAAGTGCTAGCCGTCGGTCCAGGTACGTTTCTTGATGTATCTGATGATTTGCATCAGAACGTATTCCTGCGTAAGCCAATGTCCTGCGCACCCGGAGATGTAGTGCTTGCGCAGCAAGGCGTTGTACCGGTCGTGGTCAATGGGGGCTTCCTGAACCTTGCACAGGATTATTCGATCCTAGCCATCATCCACAAAGACGCCAGTGGCCCCGAGACCTTGGAGCCTCTCCACGACTATATCTTCACCAAAGAAGCTGATGCAGTTCGCAAATCAACAGGTGGTATCTATATGCCCGGTCAGCCTGACGCCACGGGCAATAAGGCTATGCCTGATCGCTGGGAGGTTCTAGGAGTCGGCGAGGGTCCATGGTGCTTGAAGCAAGACAAGGGTCGCGTGCCCGAGCTGGCGCGTCGACCCATGCCGGTCAAACCCGGCGACGAGTTGTGCTTCGCGGGCGCCGGCTTTCAGATTGCTGTCGCGGGCGCGGTCATGACCGTTGTGCAAGCCTATCAAGTGGCGGGCGTTTTCGAGGCCACATGAACGGCTTTTGGATTAGCGCCGGCGGTTACCCCATGGAGCTAGCAGGCGAAAGGTGTGCCAGTTGTGGTTATATCAAAGCCGACGTCAAGGCGCGATACTATGAAGGTCCTCAACATTGCGACGCCTGCCATAAAGCGGCCCTACACAAAGCATGCTCTTCCTCACCCTCGGAATGATGATTAGTTGGGGGCTGGCCGTCATCTGGTGGCTGGCTTATCTCACCCAGACCGTGCGCCTGCACAAGGCGTTGCGAGACCTTGCAAGATTGCGGAAATAATACATAAGCCTATACTCATAGGATGCAGGACTCCGCCTCCGATACGGGCCTTGAAGGTTATGAGCTATGGCACACACTGGACAAAGAGGCGGACCGCGCCGCCTCGGTAATCGCCACGTGCAACCATCTCGAGACGCTGCATAAAGAACGCCGGCGGCAGAGCCTCGAGAACCTCGAGATCTATGAGGGTAAGCGCCTCGGTGGTTTGTATCCTGCGGCGTACTTGAAATCGGTACCCTATACGGGGGAGCATTATGATCGCGTGCGGCTGAATGAGGCTCGTGCGATTGTCAATACTGCCATCGCGAAGATAGCCGGCAAGCAGCGACCGCGAGCGCAATTCTGTTGCTCGGAATCTACGTGGGCCTTGCGCCGGCGTGCCAAGAAACTCGAGAAGTTCATCGACGCGGTCATGCTTCAACGACAAGGCGGGCAGACTGACGGCTTCGCGGTTGGCTTGCAGATGTTCCGCGATTTGTGTGTGATGGATTCGGGGTGGCTCAAAGTGTGGGCAGATCCCGTGCTCAAGCGCGTGTGCATACAGCGCGTGCTGCCCTGGGAGGTTTTGGTAGATCCCAACGAGGCTCGTTACGGTGAACCGCAGAACCTCTTCCATGTGTACGGCGCTGATCGCTATCTTTTGGCTGAACAGTTTCCGGAGCGTCGTGAAGAAATCATGGCGGCACAGGGACTGGACGCCGATGACCACGAATCCGGCTTGCTGTATGGATACGAAACCGCGCTTGGGCGCATGATCAAGGTGCGCGAAGCTTGGCGATTGCCACCCAGCCCCGACTCACCCGGTAAGCACTCCATCATCTTGGCGTCATCGGGCACGAATGCAGGCATTGATTTGACAGTGCGCAAGGGCCAACGTAAGGGAGAGGATTGGATCCGTCCGTTTTTCCCGTTGCTTGGCTCAACCTGGGAGCCTCATCTTATGGGCGTTTACGGCACCAGCCTTGTGGAAAACATTGCTGGTTTGTGCGACGAGCTCAATGCCGCGATTCAACGTCGGGCTATGGCGGAAACGCTTGGGTCCAACATGGTCATTATGTGCGAAGAGGGTTCAATCGATCGCGAAGACCTTGAAGACAACCGCCCGTGTATTATCATTGAACGTAAACCCGGCACACCCGAGCCGACGTTTCGCGTGCCCGATGTTGTTTCTCAAGGCTCGGTCCAATGGGCCTCTGCATTGCAGCAGTGGGCGCACGAATCCTCGGGCGTCAGCCAGCAAGACTCCGCCGCGGTCAAACAACCCGGCATCGACTCAGGCGTCGCACTCCGCGAGATACGTGATATCGGATCCGAACGGTTTGCCATACAGTGGCAAAATTATGAAAAGACATTGGCCGTAGATCTACCACGCCAGATCATTGCCGCAATGCAAGAACTCGCCGAGGCTCACGGTGAGGATGTCGTTGTCAAGTGGCCCGGTGGGGACTATTTTGAAGACCTCCATTGGTCTAAAGTAAAACTCGACGAGTCGCAATACCACCTTCAGGTGTATGGTGTCAGTGGCCTGGTGAACACCCCGGCCGATCGCCTGGCCCTGGCAACAGAGTTGGTTGATCGCAACTTCATGTCGAAAGAAGCCTACTTGCGCGTGATTCAAGCGAAGGATATCGATCAAGAACTCGGGCAGACTAATTCGGCCCATTCGTGGATGGAGAAGTGTATTGACCAGTGGGCCGATGCCACGCAGGAAGATTTGGACTCCGGTGCCTTTCGTTATAAAGGAGCACCTCCACGCTGGCTCGGAGTCGGAGTATTGACCGATTGTATTCTGCAAACGGGCCTGGCCTATTTGGACGCCGAGATGGGCAATGCGCCACAGTTCAACCTTCAGTGGTATGAAAAGTTCATGACCGAAACTGACGCAATTATTTCCACGCTTACGAACGTGGCCGCTGAACAAGGAGCAGCTATGAAAGGCTCTTCCGCAGGCGTGCAGGCTTTGGTCAATCAAGGACAGCCGGCACCGGGCGCTCCAGCGGGCGCCCCACCAGCAGGCCCCCCACCCGCGCAATAACGCAATCTTGCCTACTTAGCTTGCCTTAGCTATTATTAAAACAATGGAGACAGTCGTCACCTCGCCCGTCGCCGAAGCCGCCCCCGTTGCGGAAACTGCCGCGGTCGAAGCGCCTGCCGCGGTCGAGGTAGTGGCCGAGCCGGGTACGGAGCAGCATTTTCAGAAAGCCCTGGACGCCGCGCTGAAAGAAGCCGGGACCGTCCAAGAAGCGCGTGACCGTGAGAATGCAGCCGAGGCCGATAAGACCGAACCCGCCGCCGCGGCCAAGGCCGAGCCTGCCAAAGACGAGCCAAAGGAATCCCCCGGTTCGCTAGCGAAGATTCGCCGCCTTTACAACGAAGGTAAAATCACCGAGGCCCTTGAGGCCGCGGGCATTCCTATTGATAAGGTCGAGCCGACTACAAAGGCTTGGAAAGCGGTCAAGCGCCAGGTGCTTGAGGCGCGCACGGAAGTGGCCACTGCCAAGGCTGAGGCCGCCTCGCACGTGGCTCAGGCCAAGACCGCCCTTGGGCAGGTCATGCCTTTCGTTGAAGGAGCACAAGCGTACCTGGCCGGGGATTTCGCCAAGTTCTTGCAACTTACTACGGGCGATACCCCCGAAACCTTTCAGCGTAAGTTGATTGCACAACTGCACGAGACCCCCGGCCAGTCTGATCCTAAGCTTGTGCAAGAGATCGAAAAACTCAAGCGCGAGCGCGCTGAGGAACGTGCGGCGATGAGAGCTGAGCAAGAGCGTTTGCAGGCCGAGCACAGCCAGCTGCGTTACCAACAAGCACAACAAGCTTGGATTGCCGACATCTCGACCGAATTGAAAGCCGTGCCACAGTTTGAGAAGGTGGCTGTAAAGCCTGCCTTCGTACAGCGTGTATTCGCCGTCCAGCAGCAAGCATATGACCGCAAAACCCAGACCACGATCGATACGATCGAAGCGGCTGAGATAGTTTGGGATGACCTTTATGGTGACGTCGTAGCGCCACCGGCCGCCAGGGCTCAAGCTGGATCCACCCAAGTACCTAGGGCAAATGGTAATAACTCCGCGCAAGCGGCCACCACAACGCTACGACACACGCAACCCACCGAAGCAGCACCTGATCTAAATGGCCCCTGGACCCCCGAGACCCAAGAGAAAATCTTGGAACGGTACACCCGGATGGCGAGATCTGAGCAGCTAGCTCGCAACCTTTAATAGGATATTCACATGGCATCATCGATGACGACGTTCGCGCCGTTTCTTAAGCAGTACTACAATCCCGGGCAGGTTACCAGCCTTACGATCAAGAATCGCATTTTCTATGCCAAGGTTAAAAAGAGCCTCGGCTCGGGTGATCCTTGGGTGACCCCGGTCATTTACGCCAACCCGCAGGGGACCAGCTCCACGCTCGCCAATGCGCAGATTATCGCGACGGCAGCCGGTGGTGGTGGCAACCTCAAGGGTGTGCGTTGGATGTCGTCGTTCGGCGACTACAACGGTGTGGTGGATATCGCTGACAAGGTGATTGCCGCCAGCCGCGACAACGTCGGGGCCTTCTTCAAGGACCAGACCGCTGAGATCGACCGCCTCTATGAGGGGTTCGGCGACACGATGGGTAACTACTTCATCGGCGACGCGGGCCATTCTGTGACCCCCGGCAGCTTTACCATCTCGACCGGTGTTTGTACACTGCTCCAGCCTGACGATTCGGTGTTCATCTATGTCGGTATGCAGCTCCAGGCCTCGGCCGGGACCGGCGTGACCGCATCCGACACCCTCCTGGGTTCGGGCAGCATCGGCTACGTCATTGCCGTCAACCGCAACGCCGGCACCTTTACGGTGTCTACGACGGCGACGGGCGTGGCCGGCACCCCCGCCAGCTGGACGGGCACGATGTATGCTTTCAAGCTTGGTGATTTCGGGGCCTCTTCGGCCGCGACCTTCACCCGCATCGTCCTCGGCCTTGGTGCTTGGGTTCCGGCAGCGGACCCCACGGCCACCGTGTACGAGAACGTCGATCGCACGATTGACATCACGGCTCTTTCGGGTGTGCGCCTCACGGCTACTGAAATTGCTGGTGCAAACAACGAGCAGCGCATCAAGCGGCTCGTGGCTCGGATGTCTGGCCGCGCGGCTGCGCCGCCTCCGACGGATGTCTTCCTTCACCCCGAGAAATGGCAGGACCTCGCGGACTCGCTCGAGTCGCGTGGTAATCGTCCCCTTGGTGAGAAGGTCGCTGGATTCAACTTCCAGAAGATCGAACTCGGCACCGCTGGTGGAATGGTCAATGTGTGGTCGGACCGCTTCTGTACCTTCAACGCAGCCTTCGCCGTGAATTTCGATTATATCGAGGCGAAGTCCTACACAGGATTTCCGGGTGTGATCAACCAGGACGGGACGGACCTGCTCCGCCTCGCTGCCTCGAATGACTATGAGTATCGTCTGACTTGCTATCCCGCATTCCAGGTCAAGGCCCCAGGCTTTCAAGGCCGAGTTGCGATGGCTTAGTCTCAAGGAGATGAAATAATATGAGCACTGTGGTAGGGCAGGCGGCCGAGTATCCGCTCCGCGCAACGAAGAAAGAGCGAACGCAGCTCACAATGCGAATTGTGTTCGCTTCTGCTGGGGCGGTCAGCGCCACCAGCGACATGTCAGACCCCGGTCTGACGGCGGTCCTCAACGGCACCGGCACGTACGATTGTACGCTGCCGGCTTGCCCGGGACTGCTCCAAATCGAAACGGGGATTTACTCCCCGCTTCTGTCTATCACCGGTGTCGTCGTGACGGCCAAGGCCCCTACTCTGGGGACCATGACCTTCAAGACGCTCCTCAACGACCTGGCGGCGGCCCCGGCATCGGGTGACGAAGTCTGGTTGACGCTCACCTGCGACAAGCGAGCTGGAAACTAATGAAACGCAAGTCGGGTGTGGATATCATACTCGCCCTGGGGGGCCATAAAAAGCCCCCGCCCGGGGCTGATGAAGAGGATACGCACGACTCTGGGGCGGACGAGGAAGCCGAGGGTGAGAGCGAACTCGATCCGGCCTTCGAAACCGCTTGGAAAGAATACCACGATCATCCGTCGGCACAAGCCTTCCACGATGCCGTTTCTGCTTGTGTGGATTCCAGCAAAGACGATCACAGCTACTAAGTCAGGGGGCCTATGGCTAGTCCGGTAACCCTGCTGACCATGCGAACGCGGGTTCGTGAGCTTGCAGATATTGGTGGCGACACCACTGCCGGACGCTATCCCAATGATCGCCTGAACCGGGAGATCAACATGTCCTGGCAGCGGGCGCGCGAAATCGCCGTTATGCAGGGCGATGGCTTGATGTATTTGCGCCAGACCGGTCCGACGTTGATGGCGTCGGGCTGTATGGACAGCACGTCTTCATTCAACGTGATCCGCTGGCCGGACCAGGCCGTCCAGATTCATGGCATCGATGTGCGATGGAATGGCGGTGCGGTGTCATCGCCGAGTGGTTGCAATAATGGCAACAACATCTATAGCCTTCAACCCATGTCCTGGGGCGACCGCAACATTTTCTGCGCCAATAATGGCTTCTCCTTCCACGGGGGGTCAACAGGACGCCCAATCGGTTTTTGCATCATCAACATAGGGGATGAAGTTAATTGTAACGTATCGTCGGGGCGCATTGCCATCTTCCCGGCGCCCGACCAGGAGTACACATATACTTGCTGGTACATCCCGGTGTGGGAGGAGCGCACCGAGGATGATCATGTTTTCAACGGCATAAACGGACATACGGATTGGGCGATTTGGGATGTCGTAATCAAGATCGCTGCTGCCGATGCCGACATGCAGAATGTGGCACAACTTGCTATGTCTGAACGTGCAAAGGCCGAGGCCATGCTGACCTCGCGTGTGAATCGCCTACAGCGCGTGGGTCCATATCAGCGCCGGGATATCCAAGCCCAACAGCGTTATTCGCGATTCAACCTCGCGGGGCGCTGGAGATGAAATCGGTTAATTTCACACCGGGTAATTTCACTAACCCCCAAGATTTGTCACGTCAGGTAGACAACCTGGCTCAGAACGTCGATTTGGCTTTTCGTCGACTGTCTCGATTTTTTCAGCCAATTCTCACCCCCTCACGGCCCGTCGAAACGAAATATTCAGCAGCACCCAACGAACTGGTTTTTGTTGATGCAGTGACAGAGGATCGCATGATTGTGCTGCCTAGGACACTTGCGGGCATATCCTCGATCATAGGCATTGTGGGGATCAACATCGGTGCACACAATGTGACCCTGACCTCGATACAGGGCAGCGTCAATGGGGTTGATTCTTTCGTTCTTCCGATTGGCAACCGATTGACGCTGCTCATCAGCGATGGCAGCGGCTGGTGGAGCACCGGTGGCTAGCATCTGGCGCGATGGCCTAGGCCCCCCCGCGAATTCGTTGGGGGTGGACCATGACTATTATCTTGATGATAATACGGGTGACGTCTATAGCAAGTTGTCTGGTGTGTATAGTCTGGTGGCGAACATCGAAGGACCTCCGGGTCAAGATGGCGCCGTCGGTGCCACGGGTCCAGATGGGGCCATGGGCCCCGCAGGTTCGGTGTGGCGCAACGGCGTTGGCCCTCCCAGCAATTGTCTTGGTATCGACGGCGATTATTACCTCGATGACAGTACGTCGGACGTATATGTACGCGAGTTCGGGATATACACAATTGTCGCTAACATTTCGGGAGGCCCCGTAGGTTCTACTGGAGGCACCGGCCCTACGGGCCCCACAGGACCCTCCGGACCTACTGGACCCACGGGACCTGTAGGTCCGCTCGGGCCTACCGGCATAATGGGACCGACGGGGACTACGGGGCCGACTGGTACTACGGGTGCTACTGGGGCCACGGGGCCGACCGGCACTGCTGGGGCCACCGGCCCGACTGGACCTACGGGCGCTACTGGCACTGCGGGGGTCACCGGACCGACTGGACCTACGGGGCCGACCGGCACTGCTGGGGTCACCGGCCCAACTGGACCTACGGGCGATACGGGTCCGACCGGACCTACCGGTGCCACCGGTACTGCCGGAGTCACGGGCCCGACAGGGCCTACCGGGGCTACCGGTACTGCCGGAGTCACGGGCCCGACAGGACCTACCGGGGCTACCGGCACCGCGGGGGTTACCGGACCTACGGGCGCTACTGGTCCGACTGGCCCGACCGGACCAACCGGCCCGACCGGACCAACCGGCCCGACCGGACCAGGCGAGGATGTCCTTGCCGGCGCCGATTTGACGGATGCGGGAGCAACAATTCAAGTATCTCAGGGTAACCGCCGAAAGCTGCCCGCGGCTACGTTGACAACTACCCGTACGCTGCGGTTGGCAACTACGGGGGCTACATCCCAAGAAACGATTCGTATTTCCCGTTATGATCTCACCGCCAATACATATGTGGTGGTCGATGACACGTCTAGCGTAACGTTGTACACCTTCCCCGTTAGCGTAGCTCGTGTTGCTGTGTTCGTTTTTGATGGCGTGGCTTGGAATCTCGCGGATCAGGCGGCGCTATGAGACTACTCGGTACAGGTCTCAATCCCGTACATCGTGCACCGGGGCTTATGCTGTGGCTGCGTGGGGATCGGGGCATTACCCAATCCTCAGGCTCCGTGTCCGCTTGGGCAGATCAAAGCCTCAGTGGTTTCAACCTAACTGACGTTTCTAGCACCAAACCCACGTATGTCTCCAATGCACTGAATGGTATTCCAGGGGTCCAGTTCGTGGCCGCATCCAGCACCTGGCTGGGACGTCGTACAAATTCGGCCTGTTTTACCACCGCATTTACCATCATCATGGTATGCAAAACCGGGGCGGCTTCCACTGCTTGGCTCATGTCCCACGGTGTCGGCAACATCTCTGGCATAGGCTTTGAAAAAGACGGCGGCCCCAATTGGCGTATCCAAGGTCAGGGTGTGGCAAGCTGGGGGGACGGGGCTACCGATACTAACTTCCACGTTTTTAGCACTCGATCGCCGAGCGTCAACACGTCGCCCGATTTGCGTATCGACGGCACGTCTGTGTTTTCACAAACCACACCCGGCGGCGCTCAATGGTCACAACCCGATCAGTCGGATTCTGTACCCGCTTGGGTCGCTGAGATTAATCTTGGCGGTCAAGATTCTGTGGATGGGGGTACATACAGCAACTTTTCGGATTGCACATGGTGCGAATTCATCATCTACAATAATCAGATCGCCGATGCACAACTGACCTATATCGAACATTACCTCAAGGCTAAGTACGCCCTATGATTTGCACCAGTTCTGTTTGGCGCGACGGCACCGGGCCGCCCGATCACTGCTTGGGCAAGGATGGGGATTATTATCTCGATGATGACACGGGTAATGTTTATCATAAGGCTTTTGGCCTGTATGATATCGTAGCGAACATCTCAGGGGATGCGGGCTCTCCTGGCCCGACCGGGCCAACCGGACCTACCGGCGACACGGGTGCCACTGGCGCAGGGGTTACTGGTCCGACTGGACCTGCCGGCGTTGCTGGCGCTGCTGGTGCCACGGGCGCCACGGGCGCTACCGGCACTGCTGGGGCTGCTGGTGCCACCGGACCTACCGGCGCTACCGGCACTGCTGGGGCTGCTGGTGCCACCGGACCTACTGGCGCTACCGGCACTGCTGGCGCTGCTGGTGCCACGGGCGCCACGGGCGCTACCGGCACTGCTGGGGCTGCTGGTGCCACCGGACCTACTGGCGCTACCGGCACTGCCGGGGCGGCCGGTGCCACCGGACCTACCGGACCTACTGGCGCTACCGGCACTGCTGGGGCGGCTGGTGCCACCGGACCTACTGGTGCTACCGGCACTGCTGGGGCCACAGGCCCGACTGGCGCTACCGGCACTGCTGGGGCTGCCGGTGCCACCGGACCTACTGGTGCTACCGGCACAGCTGGGGCCACAGGCCCAACTGGACCCACCGGCGCATTTGGTGGGGCTTTCACATTCGATTACATCTACGACAACACCACGGCAAATGCAGATCCCGGGGCCGGTAAGTTTCGCTTCAACGCAACCCCACCGTTTTCCGATGTGACGGCGATCTATGTTTCCACAACAGACAATCTCGGCAACGACCTGACGAGCGTACTCGATTCTCTCGATGTTTCGACCTCAACAAAGAAAGCGCGTTTTCGATTTGTCAAGAAAAGTGATCCGACTCGTTTCGTTTATTTTACGATGTCTGCGAGGATCTCACACACAGGATATCGCGAATACACCGTCGTTGAGATTGAAGAAAGTTCGCCCGATATAGCAAACACCGACGAGTGTCTCTGGTGTGTTGATATTACGGGCGACAAAGGTGCCACGGGTCCGACGGGACCGACCGGTCCCACAGGCCCGACGGGACCGACCGGCGCCACGGGTTCTAATGGCAGCCTTCTTTACAACGCGCAGTCATTTACCGCGACCGGTTCTTTCAACTGTACGCTACCTACAGGCGCATATACGAGTGTATTAGTTAGGTGCTGGGCAGCCGGCGGCGGAGGCGCGTCTGGCACCAAGGCCGTTGGTGGTGGCAATGGCGGTGGCGCGGGCGGTGGCGGCGCATTCGTCGAAAAGACATTCACTTTTGCTGAGGTTGGCGGCAGCGGCGCCGTCGTCGCCGGTAGCGTGGGGGCAGGCGGCGCGGGGGGTGCCACCTCTACATCATCGCCGACCGCAGGAAGCGTCGGCGGCAACTCTTGGTTTGGTGCTTTTGTGTCAGCGTACGGTGGCGGCGCAGGTGGTACGCAACAGGGCGGTTCTGGTGGCGGCGCGATTGAAGCCGGTGGCGTCGGTTCGGGCGCGCTTATACGCGGCGGAGGCCAGACCGATCAAGGGGCCACGGCGAACATGAAAGGTGTCGGCTATGAAGGCGCCGGCACGGGCAACGCCGGCACGGATGGACAACCGGCTGTATTTGGCGGAGGTAGTGGCGCCGGTCAGGCTGCCAGCGGCGGCGCCGGACTGAAAGGCGGTAATTCACTTTTTGGTGGCGCCGGTGGTGGTAGCGGTGGCGGGACGACGAACGGGTCGGCGGCGACTGCCGGTGGTGCGGGAGGTTTTGCGGGGGCGCGCTCTGATGGTACGTTTGTCGGCAACGGCGGCGCGGGAGGTGCTATTGATAACCCCGGCGTGGCGGGCGCATCCGTCGCTGGACGTGGCGGCTGCGGCGGCGGTGGTGGCGGTGGGACGGGAGGCGTTGGCTTCATTGGCGGAGCGGGCGGCGATCGTGGCGGGGGTGGTGGTGGCGGCGGCGCGGCCGTGTTCACCGGACCAAGCGGCGCAGGGGGTGCCGGTGGACGCGGTCAGGTCGATGTGATATGTCAGGGATGATATGCTGAGTCTTAATATGATTGTCCGGGACGAAAAACGCGGCATCGTGCAGACGCTTGAGTCCTGTAAGCACCTGCTTGATACTTGGGACATTTTGGACACCGGCTCGACGGATGGGACCCAGGATCTTATTCAGGAGACGCTCAAGGACATACCTGGTACTCTCCACCACGGATCTTTCGTGGACTATTCCACCACGCGCAATGCCGCCCTGAATTTGTGTCAATCGGAGTGGGCCCTACTTTTATCGGGGGACGAGCTTGTGACCTGGGCCGACCGCGATATGTTGCACGCCTTCTTGCGCAGCAGTACACATGCCGAGCACGCGGTTACGATTCGTTTTGGGGCACTCAAATTCGGCCATGTGCGCTTGGTGCGCCCCGCGGGCAGTGGGCGCTATACGGGTGTTACCCATGAAGTGATCATCCCTCGCAACCAGGGCAAGTTGGCTCCTCTGGCCCTGCGGTCAGGCCGTGCGGGTGAGGATCGTACTGCGCGGTGGCAACAGGATCGTAAGCTGCTTGAGGCGGAATTGCACAAGGGCGAAGATCCTCGCACCCTCTTTTATCTGGCTCAAACCTATTCCTGTTTGGGTATGATCCCCGAAGCCAAGGCTACATATGGACGACGCATTGCGGCAGGGGTCGGCTACCACGACGAGTTTTGGGAGGCACACGTACGCGCTGGCGCGTACGGAGATATGGATCGGTTGGTCGAAGCAATCAACATGCGCCCGCATCGTGCGGAACCTTGGTTTTATCTTGGACAGCTAATGGCCAGTCGTGAATGCCTGGAGCGCGCCGCAAATCTGCCCGTGCCGAAACGCGATACCGGCTTCATCGACTTGAGCGTGTACGGCCCCGGGGGCAGAGCCAGAGAGGCCCTGGAGGCCCTTGGGTGAACTGCATATCCCCCTGATACAGGGATTGTCCGAAGGCATCGATCCCAAGATCTTGCCCGAAGGCGGACTTACGACGCTTTCTAATGCTCGCTTTTTGAAGGACGCACGCGTCGGCGTACGACAGGGATATCAGACGGTAGGGCACGTCCCCTCCCCCCCACTCGCACTCGCCGCCGCGAACTTTGGTCCGCGCTTCTCCGTATACGTCGGAGGTCCCGTGGGTTTCCCCGCCACGACTGGGTGGTTTGCTCGAGAAGACAACCAAACCCTGACCACGCAGCCCCTTTTTACACAAGCGCAGCAAGCCAGTTGCTTGAGCACAATCAGCGACGTTCGGCGTTATGTTACGGCGCGCAACACCTCCGGGCAGGTTATGACCTGCGACGTAGCTTACGCCAATAAATATTTGGTCGAGGCTTGGCAAGACGCCGATTACGTATCTGGCACGTTGTTTGGCGTGGGGCTTTCCGTGCGTAGTGCTATTTCGCATGATGTGGTCCACCGCGAGCAAACTGACGCTACCGGCCACGCTCCAAAATGTGTGGCCATTGGAGACAAGCTTCTGACGTTCTATGTCACCTCCGATTTTCTGTGGACGGCAATTGTAGACACCAACAATCCCACGGGAGACGCGGTTATTGTGAACATCCTTACGCCGGCTTCCGGCAAAGGGTATTTGTACGACGTTGCTCCTTATGATGACACCAAATGCCTATTGGTGTACCAAAAAAGCGCTACGGTTGTTGAATGGGGCACAGTCGACGGCACCGGTTTTTACACGGCCGTAGACTCCTTCACGATCGCGGCTGACGCCTATCTTACGATCACCGCAAACTACGGTTTTTCTTCCAGTCGCCCAATAGCCATAGGATACATTGAAGCAGGTGCTGTGAAGTACCGCACTTATCTCATTACCGGTGGGACACTTGCCAGTGCTACGATTGGTACGGGGGGCCTGGGTTTTCCTGTTATCGGACCCAGCCCTAATTTTGATTGGGTCATGGCGTGGCATGTCCGAGAAGTCACCGGTGCGGGATCTACCGGAACCAACGTGTGGGCTCCCGGATATTTGGCTCCCCGTTTGGTGGGGTTTTTGTACCCCGTCAGCAAGCCTTTCGTAGGGCCCGAAGGCGTAGCTATGTGGTGTGTCAGCGATGTCATAGCCGAGGATCAAGGGACTGGCACATATAAACTGATCGCCATTGAATCGGTAGCACAGCCCAACACCCCATTCGCAGTCAAAGGCGCGGTGTGTGAGGCCGTAGCATGTCAATTGACCGCGCTGCCGGGGTATTTTCAAGAATATAACCCCCTCGTTGGTGTATTTAGTGATCCACGGCGGTTTTGTATCTTGGCGCCTATGTCCGCGGATCAAGTGCCCACCTCCGATTTCTTGCTCGTATCGTATGTGGCGCTGCTGCCGGTACTTTCTCGTCTTGGCGGATTGCCGACGACCGGCCAGTTCGGCGCGGATTTGGTGCGTTTCGATTCGGGTCCACTTATTGACACATGTCTTCCGGCGCACATCAACGGCCAATTGTTCTTGTCGGGTGGCCGCCTTAAGGAATTTGATGGATCAAATTTGTACGAATCGGGACTCGCGGAGGGCATTGAGAATTTAGTGCTCGTGGGGCAGACAGAGATCCAAAACCCTGGAGGGGTTCTGCCACCGAATTCCGGCACGTATCTCTACACGGCCATATACTCGTGGATTGATGATCTGGGACGCCGACACCGCAGTGCTCCCGCCGCACCGGTCAGTATTTTGTTCGGACCTTTCGTTCCCTGGACCAGCACAGATGTCTACTACTCAATCCCCGCTTTTTCCGATCGCATTGCAATCGACGGTTTGACTTGCTCGATTCAAGTCGAAATCTACCGCACGCAGGCAAATGGGTCAATTTTCTACCTGGTGACTGAAACGCCGGTGCCCGTAGGATTGCTTGATGGTAAAGTACGCATTTTTCACGACCACTCTACTACCGATGCGGATCTAGCCACGCACGAGGTATTGTACACACAAGGCCGCAATGGGGGCCTGTCCGGGCTATTGCCAAACGACGAGCCGCCCCCGTGTCGCATGATTTGGGGGGGCAATGATCGTTTGTTCATGGGGGGTCTCGAGCAAACCTCGGCTGTGCAGTGGAGTAAGTTACTATTTCCAGGCGAGCCTATGGCCTTCGCGCACAACGAGGCTTATCGCGCCTACATCGACGACGACGTATCGGCAATAGCAAGTTTGGATGGACAGTGGTTCATTGCCAGCACGCGGGGGTGGTGGGTTGTCACGGGCGAAGGACCCGATGATACCGGCGCGGGTTCATTTTCTTCACCCCAACGCATACCCGCGGATGTGGGTTGCCTTTCGCAACGCAGCATTGTCGAAATACCCGAAGGCTTGTTGTTCCAGGCCGCCGCAGATCGAATCTATCTTATGCCCCGCGGCGGCGGCGCCCCCGTGTGGATCGCGCAGGCGGTACGTACGACATTGGCGCAGTTTCCGGTAATCACCGCCGCGCGCCTGCTTCCGGATTCCAACCTGGTCTATTTTATCTGCGTAGGCGCGGATTCGCATAAATTCGCACTGTTGATCTACGACACTCGCGCGAAGCAATGGATGACCGATATTTTGACGCAGGACAATCGTCTGTGGTGCTTGGATCGCTTCGATGATCACGTTGTCCTAAGTGGTATCTACGAACCTGCTGGTTATGAAGATCGTTTCACGGGCCCCGTTATCCCCGTATCGATGCAATGCACTACGGGCGACATACGACCCTTTGGGCTTCAGGGTCGTGGAAGGGTGCGTAAGGTTGTCGTGCTGGGTGAAAGCGCCTCCGTATTTTCTTCGACGCTTCAAATCGAAGTATCATATGATTCTGGCCAGACCTGGCTCGAATCATCAACCAACACCATAACGCCGACCGCTGCCGGTGAACCGTTTTATGTCGAGCATATGGTTGTCAAAGTCAAGGGGACCAACTACCGCTTGCGCTTGACGATTGCACCCGTATTGCCCGATTCCCCGCTGTACCGCTTAGGTTTTCCCCCACCGCTCGGCGACACGCAAAATGTTTGGCTGGACCTAACTACAAATTTGATCTACCCGCCGCCCGGGACGTCTGGACTGCCCCTAAATTCTGGTATCGGGGATCCCGCGCCTCCTGACACCGGCTCAGGCGCGTACTACTTGAACACCACGACCGGGCAGGTTTTTCAGAAAACGCCGGACGGCTTCGTGTTTGTGTGGACGCCAGTGGGGTTTTTATACAGCGGGCATCCGGCCCTGATTATCAACGCCATCTCTCTGGAGCATTATCCACAAAGTGGCACACCGCGCCTTGCCAACGCCAACCGGGGGTAATTCAATATTGCAATGAAGTCGCCAACCTACTACACTAGAGAGGGATAAATGCCGGGTCTACCTCCTTGGGCACTACTTGGGCAAACGGGACCAACCGGCGGGCCGCCCGGCACCTATGCACCGACGGATCATACCACGGCCCCTCCGGGCTCTATCACTACGGACGCGAATGGGGGCCAGGTCAATAATTGGACAGCCCCCAACAACGCGCTTGTAGGCGGATCCGCCCAAGGTACGGCACAAACCAAAGGAGCCATTTCCGATGCCACCGCGGCGCGCTCTAGTTTATTCAATCAAACAGGAGGCGCGGCACAGGGGACAATGGCGGGGATCAGTAATGATCTCGGCATTCGTGGGATGATCGCAGGTGGCAATCAGGCTGGCTACCAAAACAATGCTCAGCAAGATTCGGCATTGTCGGGGGCCGATCGTGCTAATCAGATCGACAGCCTGAATCAACTCCAAAAGTTTTATGACAACGGGCCGGGCCCTTCAGCAGCCCAGGCGCAGTTGCAGCAAGGCAATGCGGCGACACAGGCGCAAAACACGGCGCTGAGTCGCAGCGCCCGCGGTGGTGTTGATCCCACAGCTTCGCGCAATTTGGCTTTTCAAAACGCTGCGCAGAATCAAACGACAGCACAGCAGTCGAACGTACTCGGAGCTCAAGAAGCGGCGGATTGGCGTACGCAGCAAGGAGCGGCACTTGCTGCCCAACAGGCGGGTTTGGGGAACGTGCGCTCGGGGGATTTGAGCACGATGAGCGGCAACATCACCGGGGGTGTGAATGCTGCTAACCAGGGACTGGATATGAGCAAGCTGGGCGCCACGACCACCAGCCAGGGACAGGAGCTGGGCTTGGGGTATGCGGGCCAGGCTGCCGGATCGGCATCGCATCAGGATGACCTACGAACCGAATATATGAATGCGATGGCAGCCGGCGCAACTAGCGAACAGCTTGGGAGAATGGGGTATGCGACGCAAATGAATGATCTTAGTGCTCACACCACTGCCGGCATAGTCGGTGGGGTCGGCTCTGGCGTCGCGGGTATAGCAAAAATCGCGGGTGGTAAGGATACGGATAAAAGCTCCGACGTGCACATGAAACGACGCATCCTACCTATGCCGGAGAATTACTAAGATGTTAGGTGGCGGCGATCGAGATCCCGGCCAGGTGGGTGGGCGACAGGGCGGACAAACGAATCCCAGTAAGTTTGCGGATCAGCACGCGCCGGCGCCTATGTTGCCGCCGACCGCTGATCAGTTGGCCACCGCTCAAGCGGCTCGCGATGCGGCGGCGGCAGCGGCCAAACCGCCGCCTGCCCCACTGCCTATTCTGCCAGGGCGTTCGGGGGGGCTCTATGATCAAGGACAGGCGGCTCAATCCGCGCTTGGTACCTTAGGTGCTGGGTATCTTGCCCAGGGGCATGCCCTCGATAAAACTTCCGCCGATCTGCGCGCTGCGGCAGCTGGCAACTATGGCCAACAAATAGATGCGCGTCAGCAACAGCAACAGAATCTCGACCGGATGAAGCAGTTCTACGCCCAGGGGCCTACTGCTTCAGTTGCGCAGGCGCAGATGGGCCAAGCAGCCGATTCAGCCATGGGTGCGCGCATGGGCGCCGCCACAGCCGGACGCAATCCGGCCGAGAACGCCATGGCAATGCGCGGAGCCCAGGCCGCCAATCCGGGTTTGGCACAATTCGCAGGACAACGAGCACAAGAGGCCTCGGCATTCCGCGGGCAACAACTCCAAGGCATCGGCGCTCAAGGGGCGGGGGCGACAGCCATGCGTGCGGGTGATGTCAATGCCATGAATCAGAATTTTGGCGCGGCTAATCAATACGGCCAAATTAATACGGGCTACAATACCGCCGCCGCGGGTGCCCTCAATGCCGGTATGAACACCAACATGGGATACAGCAAGCTGGGCGAAGACACCATGCAGAGTGGCGAGAACAACAATCAAAGTACGGATCTGCAAAATCTGCATGGTCAAATTGCACTGGACGAAGCGGCACGAACCAAAGCCGCGGCAGATGCAAAACGCGAAGCGGACGAACGTGCTGGCATTGCGGGCGCCATAGGTACTGGTGTGGGGGCGATTGTCGGGACCGTCATCGCACCTGGCGCGGGAACGGCTGGGGGCGCTGCCGCGGGCGGCGGTATCGGTACAGCTATCGGCAGTTCCGATGTGCGAGCAAAACAGCGGATTGTACCAATGCCAGAAAATTATGGAGTGCGTTACTAATGCTTTTTCCTCATATGGACAATTTTCAAGCGCCTCAGGCGGATGCACAACGGCCCGCGCCCGCGCCCGCGCCCGCGCCCGCGCCCGCGCCGGTGCCACCCACCGGCGGTGGTAGCGCCCTGATGAATGGGCAGACGTTAAATCAAGCCAACCCCGTCGCGACACAGCCCGTACAATACTCCGGCGGGTACTCCGGCGGGTACGGCGCAGGTGGCGTTCTCGGTGCCGCAGGTGGGGGTCAACAGCAGCAACAATACTCCGGCGGGTACTCCGGCGGGTACGGCGCAGGTGGCGTTCTCGGTGCCGCAGGTGGAGGTGAGGGTCAACAGCAGCAACAATACTCCGGGCGCGCGGGTGGCGGTCTCGGTGCCGCAGGTGGAGGCTGGGGTCAACAGCAGTATCCAGGCATCAACAATTTCCGACACGCGCCGCCGCGGCCGGGTATTGTCAATTTTATGGGTGGGGGCCAACAACAGCAATACTCCGGCGGTGAGCAATCTGCTGTGGGCGCGGGAGCAGGCGCGGCGGCCGGCGGCGCGGTGTTTTCCGACGAACGCAAGAAGGAGAAAATTGAACCCCTCGACCCGGAGCTATTGAAGAAATACCCCGGGCGTGACGTGGTGCCCCTAGGTTCGCCACAAATGGAAGATTACGGGGGCGTCAGGGAGGGCACTGACATGGGGCTACTGCCTGTCCAACACTCTTCCTGGAATCACACCCCCATTCGGCCGGGGGTTGACCTCCGTGCGGCAAAAGGATATGCTTACGATTATAAAGATCCCGGCGCCCCCGGCGCCGCGCCTGGTCGCCATGTTGGCCCGATGGCACAAGATTTAAAAAACACCGCCGCCCAGAATACCGTGCTAACCGACCCCCAGACAGGCATGATGTCCGTTGACACCGGTCGCTTGGCTTTGGTGAACACAGCCGCACTGGCCGAACAACAGAAACGCATGGATCGCATGGAAGCTATCGCGAAGATACGTCCCGAACCGGCGCCCGAGCCGTTGCCGGCCCCGTTGCCGGCACAGAAATTCGCCCCCATGGATACATCTGCCCTTGATGCGGCCTATGAGAAAGAAAAGCAGGACACAGGGGCTCGTTACTAATGGCCTGGGTTAGTCATCAGCCCTACCCCGGCGCCGCGTTCGGTGCCGGCGACTTTACCGACGATCAGGGTCGGACGATGCCTGCATACCTGCCCGAAGAGGCTCAGCGCCTGGCACAGGCAGAACCCACACCCGAGGGTATATACGCGCCGGGGGGCGTCGGCGGCGCGCGAGCTGAGGTACCCGCCACGGCGACGGATGCTGGGGGTGCACCAGCACCAGCACCGGCACCGGCACCGGCACCGGCACCGGCACCCGCAGGTAAATACGCGACGGAAGTGAGGCAGGCCACAGATCTCGTAGACGAGCCACCCCCCGCACGTAAAACCGCCGCTTCTTTGAAGCTCAGCGAGGGGGACAAAGCCGCCATCGACGGCTTGACGAAGCGTTTCCCTGGCACCACACCCGCGGACTACGAACGCCTTTTGCAGAGTGAAGGCGGCACCAACCCGCTTGCGGCCAACGGCAAGCACAAGGGTGTGTTTCAGTGGGACGAAAATGAAGCTAAGGCGGCGGGTTTCGATTTGTCGAAGATGACCAGTGCTGAACAACTATCACAGGCATTGCCCGCATATCTCGCCAAGCATGGGGGGGACCCCAAGTCCGGGGACGATTTGTTGATGGCCGTCAAGGCACCCGCCTACCGCGGCGCACCCTCCGATACAATTGTGAAAGAGTACAATAACCCAGAAGTGATGAAAGCAAACTCCTCCTGGATTGATCCCCACACCGGTAAAATTACCGTGGGGTCGATACTCCAAGGATCCGGTGCCGGCGCTTCACCCCCTACCCCCACCACGCCCATGGACAAGCTAGCCGCCAGTCTATACGCACCGATGGCCGGCAGTCCTGGCATGACGCAAACCACCACCACCCACAAGACGGACACGGGGTTACCATACAAGGAAGCAGATAAGCTGGCATTGCGGGGTAATCAAGAACAAGCATCCAAGGCACTCGAGGCCGCGTACGCTCCTGCCATCGAAGCAGAAAAACAGATTCAGCTTCAACAGATTGCGGCACAGCACGAACTTCAAAAGGCGCGGGACGCGGCCGCGGCCAGGGAAGATGTCGCACGGCAAGCATATGATGCTTCTCTGAATCGTGTACAGCAAGCCACAACAGATGTGTTACAGGACAAACAACCCCCGCCGTTCACCCAACGCAACGTGTTTGCGGGCATCCTGGCGGCTGTTGCTCAGGGCATGGGCGCCTATTCCGCAGCAATCAATCATACCGACAACTTCGCGATGAAAATCATCGACGGGGCGATTGAACAAGACAATCGGCGATGGCAGCAACAACATCTGGACAAAGAGTTCAAAGTCAAGACGGAGAAGGACCTCAGCGCCGATCAATGGCACGATTATCAGGCGCAGAAGACAGAGCGTGAGATGCAGCAGCGTTTGATTGTTGACAACGAGCTTCAGCAAAATCTTGCCTTGGCAAAAGGGGCAGACCAGCAAAAGTCCTTGGGTTTGATGCAGACAGCCAACATACAGAAGTACAATGATCTTGATCTAAACCTACAGCGCTTGGCACGGGATAAAGCTGAAACCAGCGTCCAAAACATAAATATCAGCCCGACAGCTGGGGGCCGTCCCGATGTCGAGACGGTCAATAAACGAGTCGATGCCTTTATCAAAGCCGGCGAAGATCCCGAAGTCTTGGCCGCAGTTCGCGGCGCGCACGGCGAATCCGGAAAGGTACCGGTGAGCACCAAAGTCCTTGATAAATATGCCAAGGGTACAATCGCAGACCCCGGCCGCGACCAACTTGATAGTACCGAACGCCGTTTGCTGACCACCGCCAAAACACTCGGTTTCGAATTTGATCCTAAGACACGGTCATTTAAAGTGAATTCTGCCGTGCCCGATCCTATACCGCGCGATCCGTTGTCCGGTGTGGCGCTGTCTGCGGGTATGCTGGGTGAATATGGGCGTGTGTTGCGGCACCCCCTGGATGCTGTTCGGGGAAATGAAATGTCGGTCAAGCGCGCGGAAGCGGAGTCGCAGCTTAGGGATGCGTCGGTTGAATACACAAAACTGCTATTCCCTCGCGCATCCAAGGAACTGAGTGCGTTGCATTTCAAGAAATTCTCCGGCCGCGGTCGTGAAGATCAAGCCAATCAATTTACCCTGGCTATGAAAGAAATCGCAGGCAAGAAAAAAGACTTGGCCAAGGCATTCCCCGGTGCGGAGGCCGCTTTCGATCGCCGCAACGCCGGAAGCGAACCACAAGAACATATATTTGGTGAGGATACAGGGGACGACATACCCGAAACGCCGGTGGCCCCGTAAGCATGGCCGTCGTCCGCAACCCACAGGGTGCGATTGTCTCGATCCCTGATAAAGATCTCGCGCGTGCCAAAGCCACGGGTTATACGGATGTGTCCCCGGCGGATGTTCAGGACGCCAAATCAAAAGCCGCCGCTGCGGAGCACCCGTGGCAGGCCGCTCTTGTCGGAGTCGGCCACGGGGCGCTGGATGCGGCTACCGCCATCCCACGGGCAATAGGAGGTCTAGGCGAGGCAATTGCAGGGCCTAACGCGGTTTCGGAGACGCTGGGGCAAGTCACCCCCGAAAACGTCGTACGCGGCTTGGGGGCTTTGGGACAACCGTCAGGACCCGCCCCGACGGCGCCTTACATGCAGGCCACACCCGCAACATTGGCCCAGACCAATTCTACCGAGCAGGTTCTGCAAAACGCCCAACACCTCGAACAGGCCAACCCCTGGGCAGCGGGTGCGGGGCAGCTGGTTGGTGCGGTAGCGGGTTTTGAAGCAGGCGGGCTGGGTGCCCTGGGCAGCGCCGCTGGCGGCACCTTCAAAGGTGCGGGCTTCGTCAGCCGGGCGGCCAACGTGGCCGCGGAAGCCGCGGCGATCGGCGGTACTACAGGCGTGGCACAAGCCGCAGCGGAAGCACACCACAACGCATCGTACTTGACTGGGCAGCAGGCGCTTGTTGGAGGAAGCCTTGGTGCGATTTTAGCAGGCAGCCTGATGGTGGGAGGTAAAGTGGCGGGCAAATTTCTCGAAGGCCGCCGACCCGCCACGGTGCCCGACTTGGAGACCCCCAACGCACAACATGTCGAACGCGTTGTGCGCGAGAATCCTAACATCAAGCTAGGCTGGGAAGAAGATATCACGGCCCATACGCCGGTGTCCGGGGTCTACGCCCGCGGTCGTGGTGAACCACGGCACGAGCTCGTGCCGGAGCGTGCGCCACAACCCCCCGAAGCTTTTGAACCTACGGCACGGGCGGGCGTGCGCGAGGATGTCACAGTCCGGCGCCCGCAACAAAGCGACGCCGAACTGTACAAGGAGTGGCAGGATTCCAGACCCGTCGAATCTGAGCAGGGCATGGGGCATCGGACCCCAGAAGGTGATGTCACAGTCACGCGACCGCAACAAAGCGATGCCGAACTGTACAAGGAATTTCGTGCGGAGCACCCCAAACTGCCTGAGAACGGCATGGGTCTTCCGGCCGCCCCTGTGGATGAGTTGTCCAAACCCATCACGGAGCCAGATCCGGCACTGGCCGGTGCTGATGATACCGCTTTCGTTCGCAGGACACGCTACGCACGCGGCGCCCGAGATGTCTTCGAGCCGGAGTATGCTAGCCACGACCTGCCACTGGGTGGCCGAAAGGGCACCGCGGCCGAGCCGGAGGAGTTGCGTGCCGCCTTGAATGGTGAGGCGCTCAACTCCCTGCGCCGCACCGAAAAAGTGGCGAAGCTCATGGAGGTGGTCCCCGAGGGGGCGCACCCCGATTGGATACGTGGTATGACGGAGGAACAACGCGATGCTGTCTGCGAATATATCGGAGTACCTAAAGCAAGTGAACACACCTGGCAAGCCCTCGAAGACGCGGTCGCCGAAAGGGAGGGCTACACACCGGATAACGGTAAGTGGTTCAAAGAGGGGCCTAATACAGAGTACACGCCGCATGACCCCCTTGCCGCCCCAGGCCCCCCGGCCGCGCCCCAAGGGCCGGCCTACAACCCCCCCAATGCGTCAGCGATAGGCGAGCTGACCCCGGAGCCGTATGGCAAGCTGGCGCCCGACCCGAACGCCCCAGCCCCGGGGACGTACAACCCCAACGCGGGCGCCAACCCTGCCGCTATCGGAGACCTGCCCGAAATCCCTGTCCCTGGGCTGCGCAACCCCCCAGCCCCCGGTTCGTATCAAGGGCCGGGCCTGGGGGGCCCCACAAGCCCCGATGTCATTGGTATCAACCCCAGCGACGTCGGCGGCGCGGGGAGCGCCCCCACCAAGGCACAGGGGCAATGGCAGGCCTTGCTGGCAGCATCGCAGAAGTCCCTAGGGCGTCGCCTTGTAGGCCATGCGGCGCGTATGGTGCTGGGGGGCGTGGCAGGTGGTGTAATGGGCGGATTGCCGGGGATCATCGCCGGCGGGGTGCTCGGAGAAGCTGTCCCTGTGATTGGCCGCGGGCTTTTTCGTTTGGCTAAGAAAGGCACCACCATGACCTTGGATGCATTGGACATGGCCATGCGCACGGGAGCAAAGATCCCGGGTGACTGGTCGGGCGCGATGCAGCAGCAAGTCGCCAAGTACGGCCAGCACTATTTTTACAGCACGGACACAGACGCACAGCGCGCCTACAAAGATCGCTACAAAGGGCTGCAGGCCCTGGATGCCGACAATGGCGCGCTTATACGCGACCGGGTGGCCAATTCGTTCGGCGACTTGGCTCAGTCCCAGCGCGGTGCGCTACAAGCCACGATGGATTCCGCGCAGACTGGTGTAAAGTATTTACTCGATAAGGCCCCCAAGTCGACCCCGAATCCGAACTCGCTCACGCCCATGACGGATGCGCAAAAACCCACGAGGTCTGAAATTAATGAATTTTCCGTGGTGTACGATGCCGTGCTGCATCCCAGCACCGTTGTCCGAGCTATTGCCAACGGCACGGTAGTCTCGGCCCAGATGCAGGCATTGCGAACGGTGTATCCCCGCTGGACGCAAGAGCAACTGGTAGGCCCCGCCGCGGAGAAGCTCCAAGCGATGGATGCCGCGGGGCAAAGTCTGTTGCCCTCGCAGCGCAAGGTGATGGATATCGTGTTGGGTGTAAATACGGGCGTAGATGCCGATGCATTCGTCAAAAAATATGGCGACACTTTCGCACAAGCCCTGGCCGCGCAGAATATGGCCCCACAACCCAGCGGACAAAGTGGCAAAGGCAGTAAAGGAGGCGGCCGCGCCCTGCGCCGGCCGAGTACAATCACCTCACGGATGAATACTCAAACGTCGACATTCCTGGGGATTGATAAGTGAACAACACAATCTGGTACGGCCCGCACGCTCGTGCTAATATGGAGATTATCTATGAGTAATTGGGACAATGAGTGGCATGGGCCAGTAGGTGCACGCCTCGGCAAAGTTGAGGCGATTGCGGTTACATCGGTATCCGCAGTCATTGACTTGTCCTTGCGCACGAACATCTATGCGGATCTGCAAGCCGGGAGAATGGTCTTGGCGGACGCGGACGGCGCACCTGTATACTACGCCTTCACCAGCGAAGCGACGGGCACGATCGACAATACCTCAACCACGGCCGGATCCGCAACGGCCTGTGCACGCATTTCAGATGTGCTGCCCCCCCAGCGCTTGCGCCCGCCCATCCTCACGCAGCAAGAAGTTAATTCAAGTGCTGGAGCATTCACCAATACTGGGGCTTGTCGTTATCTCATTGTAAAAACCGCATCAACCGGCGCAACCCTTCGACTGTCCGTGTGCAGTGAAGATCCCGCCAAACGGACCACATAATCATGGCTCTTCTTCCTATCGCTGTATTTGGCGGCGTAGAACTCGTATGGGATACTACCGCCAGCGTGCTCAAGGTTATCAAAGACAACGTCGCAACCACGATCGCAACGACGGACGTCCAGATCACTGGCCCCACGGGTGCTACCGGCCCGACCGGACCAACGGGACCGACTGGACCGACTGGACCGACTGGACCGACCGGCCCCACGGGAGCGTAACATGGCGCTCATTAGTCTACTCACTGGCGGCGGAGTCTCTCTCGTTTGGGATGATGTTGCCCTGGCCCCTAAGTTGGTGGGTCCTGGTGGAACCAAGACTTTCGCTACCGGTCCTACCGGCCCGGCTGGCGTAAGTCCCACCGGCCCAACCGGACCGACTGGACCGACTGGACCCACCGGACCGACCGGACCGACGGGCCCCGGTCCGTAATGCCCGATGTCAACGTACTGCTGCACACGGTAACGGCTGGATTCGTTGCCGTGTGTGGTTGGTACCTCAATCGTGTGCTTCATGAACACACCACGATGAGGGACAAGCACTTGATTATGGATGAGCGGCTGCAAGCCCACGACAAGAAAAATCACCAATTATCCAACATGGTGATACGGCTCGAAGACAACATAGGCCGCAGTAGTCGAGATTTAGACATACGCCTTCAACTGGCAGAAAACCGAGCCGCCGTGATGGACACCAAAATTGACGCCCATGCGGCGGATCTCACGGGTTTGGTGGAGTCTCTTGCGGATATCCGGGAGAACATGGTCAGACGCGCGGATTTGGAAGCCCTTGTATCGCAGATAAGCCGCCGCCGACCGCGATGAAAACGTCCCTGCTCGTGGGGGCCGGCGAGCGCGGTGAAATAGTCGTATTGACGTATGGCACCAGCTGAGATATACTACCATCATGAAAGTTTTCAAACGCCCTACGAAAAACTCTAACAAAGGCTCCGGTCAATCCGGCCCTAGCCGCCCCAACCTGGGCGATCCCAATGCTAAAATCAAGACCGTGCCGAGGGTCAAGCCGCTTCCCAAGACCGTCGGCAAATGATTCGCAAGACCTCCAAGGGCTACATCGTCAAGTCTGAGGGGGGTAAAAACCTTAGTAAACCCTCCTTGACTAAGAAGCAAGCGGTGGCAAGACTTCGGCAGGTAGAATATTTCAAGCATCACAAAAGTAAACAAGGAAAATAATGTCTGATACGATGAAGCGATCTTTGCTCACGCTAGCGGCCTTGGTGTTCGGCGGAGCTGCCCAACTGCCTGACCTGGCGACGTACCCGCTGGTGGCCCAGGGACTTGTTATGCTTGCTGGCTTCTTTGCGGGATGGGCACATATGCAGAAGCCGGGCGCGCCGGTGGTCCCGTGAAGTGGTTGCCAGGGCTGTTGCTAGCCGCCTGTTCGGCCCCATTGCTGCCGCCGTCCTCGACCACGGTCGTTGATGAATCATGCCAGCGGGCGCTGGCGGATTTGAAGGCGGACAAGATGAACGGCTTCTCATGTTCCGAGGCGAAGGTCCGCACGCTGGCCAAAGAGCCTTTGTGTCCATTGAAGTTCACGTGTGGTGTTGACGGGGGTGTGGAGTGAGCACTATTCTAGACACGATTGAGAACCCAGCCGTCATCAATGCCATGGCGACGATGGCGGCCTTTATACCTCCGCCCGAGGGCCCGATCATGGCCGCCGCCTTGCGTCTGGCTGCGATGTGGATCAGCACCGGCAAATCCATTGATGATGTCAACGCCATCGTCACCCGATATTCGCAGGAAGCCCAGGGCATCGCGGATGGGTGGGGCAAGCCCTAATATGACGTGCGGCGTTTGCAAGGAGCGCGCCGCTAGTTTCATGGTGCTTTGGTCTAAGGTGATTGTGGTGTGTTGCTACTTCTGTGCGACGAACGAGGCACGGGCGTTGCCGGCCCGAAAACCCCGTAAGTCTGATTTCCTGAGGTTGATCTGATGCCGCAACGCGTATCGTCTGAAGGTCTTGGTTTTTTATGCCTTTAAAAGACCCCACAACACGCGCTACTTATAATGCCAAATATGGTGTGGAGTACCGAAGCCGCCCCGAGGTAATTGCGCGAACGGCGACGTATGTGAAGGCACACAAAGCCGAACGAGCCGCCTACAATAAACAATATAAAATCGAAAACAGAGACAAAATCAATGAACTAGCGCGTAGGCATAGCGCCACCCCCAAAGGCAAAAAAACAAAAAAGGCGGGGCACCTCAAGCGACGATATAACATTACACTAGAACAATACGAAGCCGTGCTGTTGGCTCAAAACTATTGCTGCGCCTTGTGTTTTGAGCCTTTAAAATCCGGACGATTCGTTCACGTTGATCACAAACACGGAACAAAGTTGGTTCGCGGCATTTTATGTAACGGATGTAATTGTTCGGTTGGTAAAATTGAAACACGAAGCCAGGAGTGGTTGGCGCGGCTTCTTAAATACATAGGACGGACACAATGACTCAGCGGGTATCCTCTGCTGGATTGGGATTTCTTGCATCAGAAGAGGGGTTGATAGGTCTGAAAAACGGCCTTTATTATATCTACAACGACTACAAAGGCTTTCCGACCATCGGCATTGGGCACTTGGTCAAGGCTACCGACGACTTCTCCAAAGGCCTGACCAAAGAAGGTGTATTCGCACTCTTCCGTAAGGACGTTGAGCGCTTTGAACAAGCTATCGACCAGGGTATCACGGTACCACTGACAGATCACCAAAGATCTGCCATGTTGTCGTTTCTCTTCAATGAAGGCGCCTCGCGCGCCAATCAGGAGTACTCTACGCCAACGCGCTTGCTGAACTTGAAGCGCTACGATTTGTGGCCCAGCGCGATTCTTGTGTACGACAAGTCTGGGGGTGCGTTTGATGCGAACCTGCTGGCCCGGCGTAAACGCGAGGGCGCGTGGTTCAAGATGCCGGACCGTACCCCCAACAATGACGCCGTTTTGACCGACGAGCAGAAGAACGAAATTATGCACAGCGTCGCGCAGTCCATTTGGGATAACCTGCCGAATGCTTGAATTCGTGTTGTCAATGATGGGCGGTGTACTGCTAGCTTTGTGTCTGGCCGCTGTGTGGGGCGTGCTTTTTCACAAATAAAAGCCCGGCACCCTTTCGAGTGCCGGGCCGGTACTGCCCTGTTATGGCTTGGCGGGGGTGTTGGCCACGACCGCGGCGGCGAGCTTCGTATCTTCCGTGTCCAGCTCGTCCGTGAGGGCCTTGAGCTGGACGGGATCGACACCGGCCGCAGTGATGCGAGCCGAAATACCATTGATAAGGACGATGGCGGATTCAACCGCATCGGTGTTGGCCTTAACACTGGCCGTGAGGACGTCGAGATTAGCAGACATGTATTTCACCTGTTTGATAAGCTGCTCCACATGGAGCAGGAGTTGACTCAATTTTTCATGGTTGTGTTGGTTATTGTGTTCGCTAGTAAAGCGGCGATTGTCACCACTCCCTCCAACAGTGTGGAAGGTATCGGTGTCAGAGTCGTAGAAAATACCTACACCCCCAGCAACGGCTACGGCATGCCTCATGTTCACCTGCCGCAAATATAACCCCCGCGGGCAGATCGCGCAAGATGGGCTTTAGTCCCCCCTACCAGGGGCGTTGCTCAAGGCGCGGATACGGGGGCTTGGCGCGTATACGCACCGCCTCAGCCATAGAAGCCACATCCGTCCCGCGGCCTGAGTATACATACAACACGTCCGAGACATAATGGCTACGATCGGGGCCTGCCATCTCAAGCATCGGCATCATCAGTAGATTGTCGATGGCATGCTCGCACCAAGAGCCATCCGGCTTGCGAAGATCCGACTCCTTGATCTGCTGAAATAAGCCGGCGCGGTACGTCTTCAGATGGGTTGCAAACCACGACACGTCACGCGGGTTCGCGCCTTTGGGCCACGGCCGCGCCCAACCGGGGGAGTAGTCATCATAGACGAACTGACCGTAGGTTAGCCACGCCCCCATGGTGTGTGCGTAGACCACCTTGGCGATGGCATCATAACAAGCCAGGTAATCGTCACAGTCTACTTCTGCAACTATGGTTGCGGGGTCCAGTTTGTTGATGATGTCGAAACGATTCTCCGCGGCTGTGCCTCCGTATTTTGCGGCATCTATGTAGATATGGAGGGCATCAATGCTTTGACGGCGAACAGATGCTTTACATCGCTCGGCTATGGCCGCGGGGGTTTTGAAGCCGGTGGACAATACTACGACCTCAGGCTGCATATCGGAATACCAACCCACGGGCCGATTTGGCTACGCCACGCAATACCTTGCTAATCGTACCTTTGGCGATGCCGGTAGCACGCACAGCCTCGGTCAAGCTGCCGTACTGCGTACCATGCTGATCCACAAACGGCCTGGACCTGGGGTCTGCTGCGCCGCGCAGTTTCGGCCCCACCCCGTGGGCACGGTTGTACGCCGTACGGTGGGCACGTACTGCGGCGGGGTGCGCAGCCTTCCATGCCGCCGTTTGTTCTTGCTGCTTGGCCGGTGAGCGGACACAAAAGCCTGCTGAGTATACAAGCCGGGGGGCGAACTGCGCGAACTCCTCGAGTATGCCTCGGTGTAGATCTAGCACGGTTTCTCCACAATCCACGATCGATGTATTCGGCGACATGGGCCAAACTTCTCGTGCACAGCAGCTACGACTCCAGGATAGTTCCACAAATCGTAGTCGTGCCCCCCGAAGACACCTCCCGGCTTAAGCACTGGCCACCATGCATCTATGTCGCGCTTGACGGAAGCGTAATCGTGGCACGCATCCAGCCAGATGAAATCCACGGATTCTCGTGCGAACTGCCCCGCGGCCACCCAGGACAGGGCTTTAATAAGCCGAACCTGAGGGAGCTGTATGAAATGCGCGCTAACTTCCGCCAGTGTGGGAAATTGCCCATTCTCCGGATTGTTGGCCATGTGTGTATCAGCCGAATCCTCAAACATATCCACTCCAATAACCTGCAATTGCTTACCAGAATTGTGGGCCTGAACGGCCAAGAACGCCAGCGAACACCCACGCCATGTGCCCACTTCAACCAACACGCCCCCGTCTTTAGCGCGACTCACGGCATCTGCGTACGGGCCCTCAAAATCAAAATGGCCTTGTATGTCCTTATAAAAGTGTTCGATCATGGCGCCCCTAAAATTTGGTTGATAAAATCGGTTGGTGATTTATTAGATTTCTTGTGGTTGTGTTTGTTACAACTTGGCACCAAGTTACGGAGCGTATGAGGACCAGCTTTGTGGCCCCGGCGGGGGCTGAGGGGAAATACATGATCGTCACACTCATGAGGACCCCAAATACCCAATAATGCACAATAGTAACAAGCGTTGTCAAAGGACGCCATGCGAGCCGCGTATTCAGAAGAGGTAAAAGAAACCGCGGTCGCCCCTTTTTTCAAGGCCCTTCGTACCTGCTCCCGTCGACGACCGCTTGCCAGGCGCGGGATTCGTCGACGTTGTCTAGACGCAACATCTATAGCGCGCTTGCGATTTGGATTTCGTGCGGCCCACGCAGCACCATTGGTGCGCTTGCGATCTGGATTAGCTCTGACCCAAGCCGCGCCCGTGGCCTTCACGCTGTCTGCATTGGCGATATACCACTCCGCCGCATAGTGCGGGTTGGAAGCCCGCCACGCCTTAGCGTGTTTACTCTTAGCTGTAGCATCTATAACGCAACACCATCCCCGATGGTTGGATGGTCTATTACACGCGACCTGCAATCGACGCAGCAACTTACCACATCTGGGTCGTTTCATTAGCGCCCCGTCGCGGCGACGATTGACCGCTGTGTAAACTTCACGCCTGGGACGACGGGCTCGGCCCCGGCCGCTACTTGTTTGCGCATTTCCGCTTGGACCAAATCCGGGTCAATGGCCCAGTACTGCTGCGGAACCAGATCTTCGTTGATGATGGTGAATTCCCAGACCTGGCGCACTTGCACGCCCGCGGCCGCGGGCGCTTGCTCAAGCTTAGCGAGCTGCTGACGCATTTCGGCCTTATTACCGGCCTTAGCTGCGGCCTGAAGCTGTCGTTGGACCTCAAGCTGCTCCGCGGCTTGGGCGGCCAAATATGCGGTGATCTTGCCTTTCCACAAGACAGACGCTTCCGTGGCTCGGGACTTAGCGGGTTTGAACCAACCGCGGATTGTATCTAACGAGGATAGCAGCGGCCGGGTGGCGGTCTTCTCGACTTTGTCTAGGTCCGCAAGATGACGCTTGATCTCGTTGACAATGCTGGACGCTTCCGTGAAGTCCTCTTGCGTCGTTATGGCATATGTCTGCGCCTCGGGTCCGATGTACTCCTCAATGGCCATCGTGTGCGATTCAATTTCAGATTCAAAATCCGCTTCATGTACGGTCAGTGTGGTAGGGAGCATGCGACAGTTGTAGCAAAGGTTCGAAGGAACAGCAAGCCAAATCTGCGGTCCTGCATCTCCGCAATTGGCGCAAGGAAAACACGAACGGAAAGCAGTGCCGGCGACGGTCATATGGCGTCCGCGATTCCACAAGACAGCCAAATACGAATGCCTTGCAGGCGTACCGAGTGTTCGATCGACGTGCCTTGGAAAGCGTGCACGAACTTGAGCCAGGACAATATAGCCGCACGGCCTCGATCGGAGCTCATTGGTGATAATACGCGAGCATAAAAGATCCACAAATGACCAACAACCCGCAGGCGTCGTGCAATAGATTCCAGTTCATCGTGCTCCTAAAAACAAGCTGACAGTAATTTCGTGACAGGTCCGGGTGTATGCCCGCTCGGCCATACGGATTTCACGTGCGAAACACGCTTCCTGGACCAGCCACCCAAACCGGTATATCCATCGGTATTCAGCCCCCACGGCCTCAAACCGATCCCATACGATAGGCCAGGTCGTGCGAAAGTTGCTGGTCATTTTTTTCGCTTCGCGGCGACGTCGCATTCGTTGCAAATAGCTACCCCGTGGCGTGACACGCGCGTTATCTTGCCACAATAATAGCATGTATGCGATGGTGGTGTGCTCGGGTGGGTCGGCTCGTCCCCCTCATAGGCATCATCCTCTGACCATTCTACCCTCGGCATACCCATAGGAGTATCCTTCATCGAAACCTCGCGAGGTGGTGTAAACCCAAGCCAACTGCATCAACTACATCATGTTCGTGTGCTTTTAGTACGATCCCCAAGACCCACGCCAAGGTCAGATTCTCCGAATCTGACAAATTGTGAATCACCCTACGATAAATGATGTAGTCTTCTATCCTCTTGGTCTTTCGTACTTGCCCCTTCCAAGCGCGTGGTGTGTACCACGTCTCCTCACGGGCATTCACGCGTTGGGCCATGCGTCCGGCGGTGATCGCCAATGTTACGATGTTATTCGGGCTGGCCTTGGAGCGCGGATAAATGACCGGGTGTTCAATTACCAACTCATCGCAATGCGGACGCCAGGCTTCGACCCACTCCGTGCCTGCGTGTATCAACACCTTACGATCGAATACCGCATAGCCTGGATGTGCCCCGGGATCCACAGAGATCATCGACGCCACTCCAGAACATCACCGAGCAGACACAAGAATCCGTAGCCGGCGAATATCCACATGATGGTGGTAAAAACGATCATAGCGGCCCGCGTCCGAGTGTGGCGGGGATCGTATAAGGATTTCGTCCTATGCGCCGATACTCGATAGGCTGGCCGGCCAGGGTGGCTCGTGAAATGCCTTTTTCCATGCCCGGGGTCATAAGATAGTCACTATACACCGCTACCATATCCGCCGCAAGCCCCCACGTAAAGCCTGCTTTAATCCCCTGGATGCGTTGCTCTGGGTCCTTATCATTCAGGACTTGGGGATATAGCAGATGGGACAAGAAAGGCGCCTCCCCCCGCCGCAGGGAATCAGCCATGCATCGACGGGCGTATATGACATTACGCTCCAGCTCGGCGGCTTCCGCGGTCGCGCCCGCGGGGGTTTTGCCAAATGGTGATTCTACGATTACTCGTTTCATGGTCGCCACCTCCAGGTAGAAAATGAGGGTTCGTCGAACCTACCCCAAAGCAAGAGCATGCAATCCTTAGGATATGGATCATGGCAGCCTTCGAAAGTAAGACGGGGGCGCAAAGCCACCACCTTGGCTCGCCCCCAAACATGCTGGGCAAACCATTCGGATCCCACAGATGCGGGTACCAACATAACGATACGCGCCCCGTCAGCGGCATCATCACGACACTTCGCCATCCAAGGGGCCAAGTCCGCGAATGGCGGGTTGAGCCAACATAGTCCAGAACATACCACAGACGGCTGCTTGAGGTAATCGTCTGCTGCGCTGAGGAACTTCGGGGCTTTGGCGTTCTCAACCGAGGCGGCCAAATCAATCGTCAATTTACCCCACCGCTGCTCCACCGCATCAATCAATGCTCGTGGGGTTCCATAGTCTTGCTTACTCATTTTTGCCAACAATCTGTGATCTTCGGGGTTGTCTTCGCCGGAACATCCGGCATCCAAACGTTTGCGGCTTCTACCATCAATCGCCCGATCTCAGCGGCGCACTCCGCGGCGATGTCTTTTGGCACTTCGACCAAAAATTCATCGTGTACGAAATTTACCACACGTGATCCGTATAACACGCTGCCAGGCAAATAGCACGCTTTTGCTATGGCCCAACCCGCGGCTTTCGCGGCATCTGCGCCCAAACCTTGAAACATTGTGTTTCCTGCTTGCGAATATGAACATCCGCCCCGCCATCGGCGGGAGTACAACTGCTCGATTTGACACAAACCCGCTTGGGTCATGGCGGCAATGCGCTGGAAGTACCGAAGGAATTCAGGCCATGTCTGAATCCAGGCATCTTTGATTGCTCGCGCTTTTGCCTCATCCAAGGCAACGCCATTGTTGGCGGCGAATTGCACGAACGTCGAAACGCCCATGCCGCCCGCGAACCCGAAATTCCCACACTGGTGTGTGATTACGGGTATGCCACCATCTCGAACCAGAACGAGATCCGTTTGGGTTGTAACGCAAAACACATCCCCCTCGTATGGCAGTTTGTGTATTTCTAGGTTGCCGCCGCGCGACCGATCTCTGTTTTTAACCGACAATACCCACGGATTTTGGTGGGCCAGATTTGTGCGCGCCTCTGTTATAAGTCTTGTTTTATGGCCCGTCAGTGTGGCCATGGCCTGCAATACGTCTGTGTTTTGTCGGTCTACGGATGTGTATTGATACTGCGTTTGCCCGCTTGTACAGGACCCGTCCCACCACCGCGCCTCATCCACCACCAAACGCATCGCGCGCGGTGGTAATTCTAGCCACTCCCACGAGAGTTGTTTTTTAGGGGTCAGTAGTGCCCGCACCTTTGCTGAAGTCTCGCGCCCGACCACGAAAAGCGTCACGCCTTGCGTATTTTTTGATTCTCGGATGTCTGCATACGCGCTAAATAGACTGCGAAAGCGGGCAATTTTTCGTGGTTTGGTAAATCCAAAACGTATGCAACGCCCCGAGTAGGAACCGTCCGCCTGCGTCGCCACAGCCAGCTTCAGCAGCGTAGAATCGAAAGGGTACTCGTCCGCCATAAGCTGTCCGGCATTAGGCCAATATCGCGACAAACACAAACGTGCCGGCGTGAATTCCTGAAATGCGCCTTTGCCGGTCCAGCCGCACATACGATGATCTACAGTCACGCGAAGATCAATGCCTTCGTTTTTTAAGTGTACAAGCTCAGTTGCGCGTCGTGTTGTCAAGCGAAGCGGTACCTCCCAACGCATCTGCATTTGGTCGTCCACTAGTTGTGGCGTCGCTATTTCCACGTCGGGCTGTAGTGTATTTATTGCTACCCACCCCCTCTTTGTCAAAACTTCCGTATCTGGATGAAAACACTTGGCGAATTGTCGGCTACTCTTCGCCGCGGGCTCCTCCATCCGGTAGCGCGCGGCGGCATCCTCATATGTCGTGTCCATCAACTGTGCGGCTAGCATCAAATGTGGGTCCAGCCCGGCGTTAAGGGCCTCGGCCATTTTGGATTCACCGAGTAGCTGTAGGCATACCTGGGCCATGGTGCGCAGTTCGAGGCCGTCGAAGTCGGCATCCACGAGCAGATATCCAGATCGGGGCACGAAGCACTCACGGACACCGCCGGTCCGCGCGGGGTTCTGAATGTTGTACCCGCCGTCTTCCGCGCTGCCGCCGCATGACGTCCGGCCCGTCTCGAGCAGTGAATTTACCCTTGTGTGTATTTCTCCCTGCTTGAGTGCCGCGATGTCCTTGGCCAGCAATCCTGTCAGATGCGTGTACTCGGCATACTGCACTAACAGCGGGTCGCCAGACGCCCGACAGGCCTCATCATCCAGGGACACAGCTCCCTTGGGGGTCAGCTTCGTGGAGCCTGCCTGGGCCATCCTGGCCTTGGCAACAGCCGTATCCCGCGTACCGTCGGCACGCAGCAAACCGCACTGTACTAATTCTCCTTTAATTTGTTCTAGTGCGGCTGTAATACTAGCCTCGAGTGCGGAGACCTTGGCGAGGTCGGTTTTGAAACCCCAAACGGACATGAGATGAAGCCAAAACGCGTGGCAGGACTGGCGGTGCTGATCTGCCAGATATGAGGCATTCGCTTCCTGGGCCTCGTATATTTTCAGCGTCGTCGTGGCGTCCGTAATGGCATAGTCTCGGGCTTCGGGCGGCCAATCGACCAACGGCACGTCCCGAAGTTCGCCGTACCGCAAACGCCACGTGTCTTCCTTCTCGAGGTGCACACCCAGTAGGCGCTCGGATAGCGCCGCCAGCGAGTACTTCTGGTGTTGCCGGCCCTCCGCGATATCGATGAGCTTTTGCCGCAACATCGTATCTGTGATCCGATTGGCATCGTAAGCCGCAAAAATCAAAGGCAACAATTCAGGATACGCATTGGCAAGAACCGCCATATCGTATGCGCCGTTATGAAAAATCAAAATGTCTTGGTTCAACCACTGCGTCAACACAGCTAAAGCGTCCGGGGCGTCCCACTTAAAAAGTACAGGAGATCCCTCTGTGGTTGCCGATACGCAGACCAAGCGCGGGCATTTCACCCGCGGTGTGATAAGCTCCGTTTCGGTATCAATCGCGATTACGGGCACGACGCGATCGCTTTCTCGATGACCGCCAACACAACCTCGTAAGTGCTGCGATCATTGAACGCCACGATCGTGCATCCCGCGGCAGCGGCAATGGCATCGCGGGCGGTCACATATTCTGCCGATCGCCCGAGCATGTCCTTGGTGATATGGCACAAACCACCCGCCAGGCAGAAACTCGCCGCGTCGGGAGCCAGCGGGGATGTCGCATAATTCATCTGTGTACGGGCCATTTCGCGCTGAGTCCAGCGCTCGGGCGTGCCGAGTAATTCGCGAAGCTGGGTGAGGATTTGCTTGGTAGTCATCACGGTTCCTTGTCGCATTGGGGGGGCCTATCATCAGTACCAAGTTGACGGATAGAAAACGATAACAAAGCTAAACAATGCCAAGCTGCGTGCGCCATATGCAAACGCCCACTTTCGGAATCGCGGTCTTCACCAGACATAAATAACAAAATGTGTCGTTGAAGGGCATTATACGACAAGGACCACACGAACCCCCGCAAATAATTAAAAGGTGCATATTTTTTTGCTCCAAAACCAGCCACACGCGCCAGTTCTAACAATGCGAGCGGATCAACAAAGCCCAATGTTTCCAGCTTGGAGCCCTTCTGCCCACCCGTTTCGGGGTCGGTCACGCGTACTTCTTTACGCATATCTGGTGACGCGTGCGATGGTGTACCAAGCATCGCCTCCGCATCCCGCTCTTGCGCGCAGCCCGAGCATGCCAACGCATTACTTTTGGTGGGCCAATAGATACCATGCACCAAGCAGTACGTTATCCCGATCTCATTCTCCACCCAATTTGGGTTTGGTATTGTGCGAATCGTGGGTTTATGCTCGCGCGGCACGCGCGGGGGTGGGGGGAGTTGGCGTTCTTCGTCAAGTTCGATGCTATCGTAGATGTTCATAAAACCACCCAATCCGGAATTTGGTCCAGGGGAATTTCGCACAACCTGCCCTCATCGTTCGCTTGTTGATCCTCGAGTATGTGAACCTGTGCCATCAAATGGCCCAGATCATCCAAATACAAACACGGGGGCGGGGGCTCGGTGGCGCGCAACCCGGCGGGGATAATAGCCCCGGTGGAAATATACAACTCTCGAAGTGTCATTGATACCAACCTTTCAAGCAACACCTAAGGCGGCAATACGTGTGACTAGCACGTATTTTAGGTGTTGCTTGAAAGACCCGTTACGAAGCCACGGGCGGGGCTTCAGACTTACGCTGCCACCGAGAAGCGGTAAACCGGATAGTGGTTTTTGCCTTCGGTGAGTTTAAGCACAACCATCACATCAACCTCAGCACCCCGCATGGGATTTTTGGGGTCAATGGCGTCCTCCAGCAGCTGGTCCTTATCCGCGGCCTCAGCCTCGGATGACTTAGGATCCAGGCCGTCGACCGACACCAGAAACTCATTCAGCGAGCCGGCGGCATTTGCATGTGCCATGTTGTTTGACCACGAGCGATAATCACCCGCCTTCGTGGCAGGGAAGAGATTACCATGCTTGTCAATAACTTCCAAGCCGCCGGAATTAACGGCAACAACCGTGAACTCCGAGATGAAATATGTGGTAAGAGCTCGCTTGCGGTCTTCAGATTCCTTGATGAAATTCTTCTCGATTCGCACCCGATATTGTCCGGGGGGCAGTTTGGTAGAAGTGTTGGAGCCCCCAATCTGAGCCTTGTTCAAATTAAACTGTGACATTTCCGTTCGTTCCTTTTCATTATTCAGCCTTACGGCCTACATCAAAATACTAGCACCATTAGTTCGTTTTTTCAACATGTCCTTCGACCGGGGTCACACCCGCTTGTGCGGCCAAGTCTTTGCATCGCGCCAGCTCTGCGGTCACGTCCACTAACACGCGCTCCATGTACGCCACGTGTTCGTTTAAGCAATGCTGGCACACGGCAGTCTCCTCTAGCTCATGTGCCCTGTCCACCCAGTCCATGGCCGCTCGAAAAAACGACTTGGTGGCAAATTCGAGGTCGTAGGTCGCGGAAGTAAAATCGTCTTTCGTGGTCATCTTTGGACCGTACCCCAAGCGAATCCATTTTGCAAGAACTTTTCGGCGTGTGTGGGCTGCCCCAGCAATTTACCAGGGATTCCAAGTAGGTCATGGTGAAAAGCAGCGTCGTCGTTCGCGGCGCGCTCAAACCCCGCCAGTTGTTCACGACAAGAGATCGGTGCATCAAACGTGACGACATCCGCGGTCTGCCCCTGGCGGTGCATGCGGCCCATGGTCTGGTCCCAATGGGTGGCTGTGGGGGTCATACTGGTAATCAGCCCCCTCGAATATCGCTGGAGGTTCAACCCCGTCCCATTGGCCTGGATGCTAGCAATCAATCCCGACCCCTGATAATGTACAATGCTGTGCCCCATGGCGTCCAGACCACCAGCCCCGAAGTATGGCATACCGGTCATGACTGCAAGACGCTCGCCGACAGCCACGTGCTCAGTCCACACCACGCCTCCTCCCTGTAGCCAAGTTGCGGCGTACTCAAGCGCCGTCGAGCCCGTCCATACGGGCACGGAGTTAGGCACGAACGCATCCTTGAGCGCACGCCATCGAGCCAAAACCTCGGTCGCATGATGGTCGGGGTGTGCATCGATGTGCAAAGCCACCTGCTTTTCCGTATCAAGGCGTCGGGAGTGGGATAGAATTTCGCGGCACACTGCGTACCATTCCTTACGGGCTTCAAGCCAGTCTTTTGGTGCTGGCGGATCCCAACGCCCAAAGAAACCCATCGCGAGCTGGCGCGCATAACGCCACAGATCTATGGCATCAAAGAATGCATGTCCGTCGGGCGTCTCCATGTCCTCGTAAAGCTTTTTATAGCACTGGTCCTCGGCCGCAGACAGCGGTACGTTGCGCAAAGTAATTTCAAGCTTGGCCGTGACGTTGGCCACGTCCGAGGCGATACACCCGGGCGTGGAAAAGATTCGATCCCGTACCCCTCGGCGAATATCTTGGATGTTGGTTCCATACCAGCGCGCCAAAGCCCCGGGACCAATACGTTGATCATCGCGCAGCCCTGCATCCAAAACAAGAGACCAATCAAGCAAATCGGATTCGCGCAAAGGCAGTGGGCTTTGATCGCCCATGGCGTAGTGCATAGCGGGCGCGAAATCTTTGACAGACCTTTTAGCGGGGGTCCCCGACATCGCGCAAAAAGGCACTTCAGGATGTGTCTTCAAAAACCGTCGCAAACGACGCGCCACAGAGCGTTTGGGATCCTTACTGCGATGCACCTCATCTGCAACAATAAGGTCGGGGTTGTACTGCTCTAGATAATCAACGTTGCTCGCCTGCGCCAAAAACTGGTACGACTGCAATACCACGGGACGAATATCCCAGTGATGCCGAAGGTCTTTAATAGACTGTACGGTCTGATCCATAATCGCGCCACCCGGCACTATCAAGAGGGGGCGCTTAGCGTTAAATACCGCGGGGAGCAAATAGGAGCAAAGCGACTTGCCGGCACCAATTGGCGCCTGTAGAAAAAGGCCCCCACGATCGTGCGCCTCGATCAGCGCCTGCGCCTGGAGCGGTAGCAACCGAGTAATGGAGCACGCCTCAGTGCAGGTGTGTGGCTTGCGAAGATAGGTGGATAACGCCTCCACCAAGTCAACGCTACTGCCCTGGCGCTTAGGCAGGGCTAAAATACGATCTAAGTCCGAGGTTTCTTGGACAGCTCTGCTAGACATTCTCTAAGTTTTTCTTCGGTCTCGTGATGTTGACGATGATGCTGCTCCATATCCAAGAATCGGGTGCGCACAGCACCCGGAATGTGCGGAAGGCCAAGACTGTCAGCCATAGCACGCCAGCCCTCAAGGGTGTCGGTCACGGTACACATATCACAAACAACCGCAGTGCTTCAAAGAAGGTCCTCAGCAGGATCAACACAGCAACCCCGCCGATTAGCAAATAATCAATCATCAGAAGCCTCGTACGACCAATGCCGCGAAGCGTTCCAGGGTGCTGAGACAATCAGCGCCTTCTTTCGTACGCGCATCCATTACTACTGAACCTATCGGCGGATTGGCCTGCAACGCGGTATACAGCGCGGCTCCGAGAATGCCCGCGGCTTTATAGTCGATCTGGCCGTAGTACTGCACTCCGTGTTCGGTGTTGATGGCGTCAAGAATAGGCTCCAGGTATTTAGCCAGGGTGGTGTATGGCGTCGAGGGCGCGCAGTTCACATAAAGGGTGAATGTGTCGGCATTGTTATGCACGTGTACAACCTCGGCAACCTTGCGGGGCCGGCCAGGGCCGCGCTTCGCGGGTGGGGGGAGGGCCTCCACTACCGCACCCACTTCCGGCGGTGGGGGGTTAATCGCCGACCCAAAGCCTTGCAGTTTTTCGCGCATGGTTGGTTTGGTCTCAGTGAAAGCAGTATTTACATTCGGTGCTACCAAAACACCATTGCCTTGACCAATCGATTCTGGTTTGATTCTATCGCGGAAACCCATTTTCGCCTCTTCTGCTTTCTTGTGTTGCTGCTGGAGTGATTTGATTCGTTGTATCGGCGTGATATTACATGAGGCCTTAAACGGGCACCCGCCGTAAGCATCGCACATTGCCAAATTGGAATCAAGCGAATTCGGATCGGGTTGCTGGTCGTACAAAGCAAGCATCCGTTTACCTGTGCGTGTGAGTGTGGGCATGGCGGCTGCGACTTCGTCGTAGGAGATATTGAAGCGTACTGGCAGTACTTGTGGCTTCGCGGCCCGGGTGCCATACAACCATGATAGATCTATTGTATCGGCTTCCTGGAAGGAATGCCGAGCATACAAAATGGCTTGCGCGTCATGGCGCAAATCTTCCTCTGTCTTGGCCCACTTCAAGTCGCTCGTAGTCTTATGATCATGCACCACGAGCGTGGCGCCATCCCAGTACACCAAGTCTTTCAAGCCGCGCCATTTCACCCCATCGAGATCAAGCACGAATGGCTCCTCCACGCGCAAATCGGCGGAGGGTTCCGGCAAGTACTTAATCATGGCGCGGGCTGAGTTTGCCTCTTTACTGGTACCATTCGGAAATCGCGAATCGCGGAGCCAATGTTCAATCAACGAATGAATTTCCTTTCCTGCTTCTGCCGAAGCCCCCGATATATCCGGCAACTTGGCGATATACTTAAATGCCCATTTGCGCTGGCAACCTTCGTTGTTACCCCCTTCGGCAATCGTGCCGAAGGTGGCTACCTGCGAGGCGCTGAGTATAGGAGTGTTCATTGTTTAGGCACCCAAATACCCCCACCCTCAACGGTGGCTAGCTTAGCCCGAGCCTCGCGCAACTGCGACGCAGCCTCGTGATCGCATTCTTTGTACCACGGATACTTCA